AAGAAACTCTGATTTAGTTTGGTTAAATGATACTTGGATATATAAAGAATTACACCCATATGTTCACGAAGCAAATAAAGCAGCTGGTTGGAATTTTGATTGGGAAAGAAGTGAGTCTTGTCAGTTTACAAAATATAAATTAAATCAATATTATGATTGGCATTGTGATAGTTGGAATAAAGCTTATGACAGAAAAGATCCTAATCATCCAGAACACGGTAGAATTAGAAAACTATCTATGACTTGTCAATTAACA